TTCCTTTCCAGTTTCCAAGGTATCCTTTCCCTAATGAAAACAGCCTGTTGAACTCATGTGACTGAGTGTTTGTCGGAACGCCGTCTTGGTCTGGGCGAGGATGGGCTGAATCGTACCAGTTTTCCTCCGTGAATGTTTTTCCGGTCAAGTGACTTGACTCTTCCATGCAGCGATCTTGAGGACCGTTCGGGAGCGACGGCTTTGGAGCTTGCGGAACAGCAAATAGCTTCGCCTCCCCAAATCCTTCTGAGAACAAAGGATTCTCAAGGCTGTAAGTTTTTCCTAAAATGCTTGGGTTGCTTTGACTTGGGGCAGCTACAGAATTTGGATCAATCAAACCTTTCAAAGCGTCGCGCCTGGCTTTGATAATGTCAAAAATTGAACTTGACGCAAGGCCTCCAATCGGTGAACCTTGAAGCACGTTTCCTAAAACAGCGTTCAGTGTGGCGTCTGACAGATTGCCAGTCACGTCCTTGATTGACTGCATGACATCTATCTTCGTCATCTCGCTGAAAACTCCAGCGGACGCCTTATTATTTCCATTGGGGTCGCGAAGAGAGTTGATCTCGCCGGGTATCTTACCGAACAGCGATCCTTTGGGAGACCCTTTTGCGCGATAAAGAAGTGAACCTCCCACATCAATCCGGACCGCTCGTCCGTGAGAGTCTGTCATGAAGTTGTCGTTTGATAATCCAACAACATCCCAATTGGCCAGCAGCGCATCTGCCGCAAAGCCATCTGCCGCTCCTGTTGTTCCTCCATTGGCTGGACCAACCAACTTCGTGAGACGCGAGGCTATCATGTTCGGATTGCCTTTGACCAGCTGAAGTTCTGGAGTTAACACGCCAACCGCATTGTAAAGTCGCGCTGCCAGAAGCTCATTCAAAGCGTGGTCTTTCGATTGAACTGTCTTGACATACCAAACCGCTCCGCTCGCGTCTTTGTATTGAGCCCCTGGATTGCTTCCTCCGAGCGAACCTCCGACATTTATCATCGCCGTTAAATCTATCGGGACGTTGCTATACGGATTTGGAACGGGGTGCTTGGTGAACTGACCGCCATGTTCGTTTCCTTTCCCAACTCGAGCGTGCTTGGTTTCGTCAAAGGTGTCGCTGCCGTGAATAGGTCCGCTTCCACCCGCTCCCTCAAGGTTGCACCGGCAGTTGATCACTTCTTCCGGTGGTCCGTTGGGGTCGCCGGGGAACATCAGACCGTTTTGAAATGGGGAGGAAACGGGAACAGCCCCTTGCTCCTCGCAGAGAAAGTGGCTGTCCCGCACCCTATCATCACCCATCGTCAACCAAACCTTGCTCCGGTAACCAGCCAGAGCAAGAGCCTCCGCCTGTGACACGCCGTACGTCACCTGCGCTTCAGTTGCAGCCACCCGTTGTGCCGCACCCTCAGAAATGTCGTTAAATACTTCATTCGCCCGGCGAGCCAGAGCCTTGGGGCTCTCGCCTCCCGCTAGGCCTCGTTTGAGGCTGGCGGCCACTTTCTCCCGCACCGCCACTGGAAACGCTTCTAAAGGCTGTTTGCGGCTGGCGGCGAAGGCTTCTAGGACGTCTTCATCCGGGGTATTGGCGAACCCTTGGTGGGCTGATAAGGCTCTGGCCGTAGTTTTGCGCGCCTTCTTGGCCGCTAGCATCATCGCTACGAACCAAGCGACGCCCATCGCGACGAGACCGGCGATGATTTCATCAAGGTCGTCCCTGCGCTTGATTCCTGACACCGTTTTGAAATTGAGCTCTGAGAGCCAGCCGTCTATTTCGGCTTTGTAGATTCCTTCAGCTACGACGCGAGCTTTCTCGTGGTAGTTGTCGGGAGCGTCTTCTGCTGCTGTGACAGCTTCAATCCGGCGAGCGATGCGTTCAGCGCGGACGGCGGAGAGGAGGCTGGTGCTGTTTCCGGCTTCTATGATAGGCTCAAGCCCCGCCATCCTCTGAAGGGTGTGGTCGGGATTGAGATTGTGATTCTTTATGAGCTTGCGCATCTTCGCGCTTGCCATTCCGATCTTAACATTATCGGAGTGCGGCCTGTCGTAGTGGCCTTTGTTTCCTCTTGAAAGGCTTTCCCAGTGGTTGTAAGCTTCGCGAACCTCTCCGTGCTTTGATTCGTCCCACTGGTTATGCCCCTCCGGGTTGCTCGCCATCACGGGCGATCGCGGCAGCCCAGCCATAAGCCGAGCAGCGCGCAACCGAGCAGGATGATTGAAAGTAACAGCCACGTAACTATTGAGTGTTCATGTTGTTTGTGAGTCCGCTCACAACGATGCCGTCCGCTGTGATTCCAGCGTCGTATTCTGCGTCGTCGGCCACGCTGTCGCCCCACTTGATGCCGCTGATGGCCAGATTGCTGCTGCTGACCGCCGTGAGATAATCAACTCCGGTTGGGTCAGTTGGAAGCACGAAGCTGCCGCCTTCGCAAAGCTTCTTCATCCATTCTTTGGCGTCCTTGACCAAAGCGTTGAGCGGAGCATACACTCCGCCGTCGCCCATCACAATCGCCAGCAGGCCGGGTTTCGTCATCACCAGCCGCCAAGCTGCAAGGGCAAGTGTGTGCTGAACCCCTTCCGGCGGTACAGCTGCTGCGGTGACGCTGATTGGGTAACGACCGGCAGACTCAATCGCGCCTCTGACTTCAGCCACCGCGTGGTCAACCGCTTTGCTTGCGCGGCTGTCGAGTCCGGTGTCAAGGTCGTTGCTGTCGTTTGAACCGCCCGCGCTGTCCTCGTTTGACTTGAGGACAACAGAGCGGGAGACGACCTGCCAGAGATCGTCCCCCGTTGGAATTGACCAGTTTTTTGCCATGGCTTAAACGTCCGCTGCCTGTTTGGCCGACGTCCACGCGCCCGCCACCCAAGCATAGTAAACGCTCGTGTCGCTGGTGTCCCGATAGTCCTGCGCGGCAATTTCAGGCTTGTGCGTCGGTGCCCCTGACCCTGAAACCACTGGCGACTTCAGCAGTTCCTCGCGGGTGCTGACTTTGGTTGTTTGTAAGCCGAGTGGCATAACGTTATTTGGCCGACCACTTGACCGTGTAGTTTGTAATGTAGCCAGTGTTTGCGTTCGCATTCGCAATCGAATACACCCGCAAGAACGGAAGACCGCCGACCGACAGGTTGGTGACAACCGTCGCCTCCGTTGTTCCTGCTGGTGTGACTGTGAATGAGGTGTGGGTGATCCAATGTGAACGATCAACCGACTGTTGAAGCACCACCGTGTTCGCCGTTGTTCCAGCCCCACTCAACTCCGAGTTGAACGCGATCGCAACGGATGTAGCTTTTCCGAGCTCAATGACAGCGTTTGTTGGGTAGGCCGTTGTGTTGTTCGTAATCGCCGCATACGCTCCGGACGTTGACGCACTCACCACGGACGACTGCACCGAACCAATTTGTCCGTATGATTGAACCGCGAACGCAACGATAACCAGCAACACCGACAATAATTTGAACTTGAATTTCATCTTAATTTTCCTTTCAGTTTGTTAGCTAATTCGGGGAAGGCCACTCAGCCCTCCCCGAACCGGCAATTGATTACGCAGGCTTGATCACGATGCCCACGCGAGGGTCGCCCTGAGCACTGCCCCACATGACGCACACGCGCTGGCTGATGCTCATCTTGCCGTTGTCGGCGTAGCTGAACACCATCACGGTCAATCCGCTGTCAGGCTCAGTTACGAGACGGACGCTGGCGGTTGAAGGGATGCCGAGCTGAGTCAGCGTGGTCGTCCAGTCCTGCGGAGGACGGCTGACGAACAGGAAGCTGCTCATGTTGCCCGCGAAGCCCGTCATGGCCGTAGTGCCCAACGTAGCATCGTCAGTCCAAGTGGTCAACGCACCGGCTGCGGTAGCGGAGGCCAATTGGCTTTCGAGCGGCTTGACACCGAACAGCGACGGCACTTCACCAGACTCGAAGCTGGAGACGTCCTTGTTGATCAAAGCGAGAATCGCCTTGGCCGACAGAAGGTTGGAGTCTTCCAGGAGCTTGTCGTGGTAGAAGCTGTGCAGCAACACGAAGCGACCGACGTCCGGGATTTTGCTGATCGTCATTGCATTCTTCACGCCAATCATGCCAGTCAAGTTCCAGTTCGCAAGCGACTTGATGTAGCTCGTCTTGATGCCCGTCCAAGTGGCGGCGAAGATGCCCGCCAACACGTTGGTGTTGATTTCCTGCGCGAGGCTGTAGGTCTGCGCGCCGTATTGTTCCGCGAACAGGTTGCGGATGGTGCCGCCGAGCAAGCTCACAGGGAACTCGACTTCGGTCGCCTTGAACATGTTCATCGTGACGGATTTGTCCGTGGTGGACGGAACGCTCTTCTTCGGGTGGCCGAAGATGTTCGTCGCGTCCAACGCTTGCGCGCCTGCCCCCTCAGTGGACAGCGGGAGACCGCCGGACTGAGTGGTGCCAGTGCCAGAATCGCTGATCTGGTTGGCTTGTGACGTGAATCCAACGCCAGGCACCCAGGTGAGCACGTCAGGCGGAGTGATATAGCGCGTCAGGATGGCCTGACCGAACTTCGCAGGCTCGCCGGAGAAGTCCGTCGTGAGCTTGCCGAGCCACGGCAACTTGTACTTCAAGAAGCCAAGGTTGCGCATGAGGATCAAATCCCCAGCCAACGCACCGACTTGCGCGTTCGGGTCGCTGAATGTCGCAGCGCGAATCGTGTTCGGGTCGAACCGGGTTGCGCCTTTGACGCTGTCCGTCATGAGCAGATCGCTCGCCTTCATGTGATGCTTGGCCAGGATGACAGCAGCCTCTTTGGACTGCTTGGCGGCTTCGCCCCATTGGTTGGAGCGGCACAGTTCGTTCTGGTGCTCCATCGCTTTGATGTAGCCGTTGGTCGCGTCCTTGATGTCAACGCCGGTGGACTCATACGTGGTGAACGGGATGCCACCGTTCATGTCCTGCTGGAACCGCGTGGTGCGATTGCTGGCTTGCACGGCAGCTTTGCCGGGCAGACCGTCAATGAACGCCAACACAAACTCGGGGTCAGCCCCTTGTTCCAACTGCTTGACCGCTGTGGCGGTGACCTTCTCAACCGTGTTCTCGCCGTCACCTTTGGGGATGATGGCTTCGCGTTCGACTGCGCGGTTCACTGCGCTGACGACCAGCCCCTTGGCTTGGCTGCGGACACGCTCATTGGCGGCGTGTTCCGACGCGGTGATGTATTCGTGCCCGGCTTCGGCAAGAACGTCCAGCTCAGACCCTGAAAGGTCTAACGCTGCGCCCGCTCTGATCTTGCTGTCCTGCGGGACTCTTGTGATAACGATCTTCACTTTTGTTCCTTTGTTTGTTTGTTTACCGTCCCGCTTTTCAAGCGGTTTCGCCCGCACGGGCGTAAATTGTTTTAATCATCGGAGCCGTGTTTGTAACTGTAGTCTCTGCTTGCTTTTCTCCAATCAATTTCAGAAGTTGAGGAAGATTTCCCGGTCTGCTCCTTTTTGAGACGCGCCTGCTTGAATTGATTTGCACTTTCTTTTCCGTGAGCTTCTCCAATTCCGCTGTGCTTGTGATAAAGGTCTTCATTCCCTGCTGCGAGGTGTTTGCCGGACGCTTTATTGTGAGCGATGTTGGCTTCGTTGTGCGTTGCCCTTCCGGAACCGTCTGACGCCTTTTCTCCAACGGAGTACGCTTCCTTTGATGCCTGATGAGCTTCAAAACCTTTCATGTCTCCAGACCTTGCAGCCTCATGAGACATCGCATCGTGATGGAGCACCATCTTCTCTGTTTCGTCTGGATTTGGAATTGAAGCCACAGATGGAGCTGCTCCCGATTTCGCCATCCTCGCTTCGAACGCAGCCCTTCGAGATTCAGGACTCCAAGTAGCCGACACCGTCTCAGCACGGGCGTAAATTGAATTGAGGATATCGTCAACCGACTTATCGCTTGTCTGAATTGGGCCTCCCGCCGCCCCGGCTTTCAGTAAATACCTTGTCTTGTTGATGGCCTTTTCCATATCGGCTACTAAGTTATTCAAGTCCTCGCGGTCACCCCGCATCCCCGTGACGATCCTCTCGCCGGCATCGAGAACCGCCGCCGGGTCATTGGGGTCGCAGTCGCAAGATTCGGGAGTTACCTTTTCGGGTTTCTTGCCCATGCTTGACTCAACATACTCGTCAACCAAGCCGTCAAGTGTTTCGTAAAGCTTGCCTAAGGCTTCATGGTCGTTAGTCTGAGTCGGCGCGTTCCAGTGGGCGGCTCGCAAGCTGCCGAGCAGGCCGAGAAGCTTTCCGCAATGAGCTTTTACTACGTTAGTTGAATGACCGGAGCTAGCGTAAATCTTGTTCAAAATGTCCTGTGGTGTGGCGTCGGCGGCGAACGTCTTTCCGCCGCCCTTGTCGCCGCGTTCAATCTTTCTTCCGTGCTCGGCGATAGCAGCGTGCGGCACGTGGCCGTACATTGCACCGCCCCCGGTAGCTGCGAAGTGCGCCCGGCCACCGTCGTCGTGGTGGACGTTCCAGTGCTCGCCGGTTTCGTCCTTGAATGAGTGCGACTCGCCCGGCTTCAAAGCTGCGACCTTTGCAACGTCTTCGTGCTGAAGAATCGCCGACTTGCTGCTTCCTCCCTTTCCGAACTCAACCTTGCCGACATAAGCGTCGTGCGAGTAAGCGTGAGCTTGGTTGCGCCTCGCTTCCAAAGCGGCTTTCCGAGCTGAGTCACTCCATGCAGCCGACACCGCGCACTTGGAGTAAACGTCGTCCAAGGTTGTCCGGGCTACGCCGTGCTCTGTTGCGATGGCGTTGGCCTGCTCAAGCACCGAGGCTTGGCGGGCGAGAATGGTGTCGGGGGTGGTGGTGTCGGAGGCTCTTGTATTCATCCACTCGTCTTGGCCTTGATTCCCAAAATCGTCATTGGATGATTTGCTTTCGTTGTGCAAGCCTTTGTGCACTGACTCAAGTTTTTGATGAGCCTTCATAGCCGCTGCATGCTTTTCAGGATTCCCAATGTTGTGCTTGATGAGTCGCTTGTGATGGTCGGCGGCATCTCTGTGCCGAACCGATGCTGTAAAGTGATTTCCTTTTTCAGCAAAGTTTGCGGCATAGTCAGCGTGAACATCAGCACCAGCACCCTTTTTCAGTTCGCTCGAATCAAAAGGCTTTGCGTACGGAGTGCCGGCCATTGCATCCTTGCTCAATGCGTGAGCTTTTCTTGATTCAATGGCGGCCTTCCGTGCTGCATCAGACCACACAGCTGTCACCGTGTCCGATGAAGTGGAACCCGTCACCTTGTCGTAAATCTCTTCCAGCGAAGCCTTGGCAGCCGGGTTGCGCTGCTTGCGAATCTCCTCAACTGCTCTGGTGTGCGAGCCGCCGTCCTTAAGGCACTTCTCGTAACACGCGACTTCGGCGGGTGTGGCGTCGGGCACGTCTTGTTTGAGGGTTTCAGCGCAGTGGGCGTTGATGGTGGATGATGAGGTGGCGTCTCGCTTGAACGAGCCAAATACGGAAGCCGCTTGCCCCATGTTGCGATGCGATTCAGCGGCGTGCTTGTGATAGTTCTCAAAGTCCTCGTGGTCTTCAGAATAACTTTCGTGCCCCTTCATTTCAGCGTGTGAAGCGCGAGCCTTGTCATGGGCCGCGGCTGCGTGTTCGTGCGCTTCTGGGGTGTCTTTGTGCATTGCCGTGAAGTGCTCTCTGTCAGCAAGCGTCGTCAAGTTGCTGGCGTGCCGCTTGCGCGACTCCCAGCTTTTTGCAACCCCTTCGCTGGTGCCAGCCGCCTTCACCGCATCGCTCGCCTTCACCGGACTCATTGAGTGAAACGCCGGTTTGTTAGTGAGCGTCCCTACGCAGAAATCTACTCCCGTGATCTGCGCCGGGTTGCTCCGGCTGCCGCGTGCGCCTTCCGGGAACATCAACACGCCACCACATTCCGTCGCTTTGCTGTAGTCTGCGTCTGTGGTGAACGATGGCGACCAGCTGCGGTGAACACGCCCGTTGACGTTATTCGCTCCTAGAGTCGTAGGCTCGGCGGCCAGATACACGCCGTCGTCGTTCCACTTGAACCCGCAGGAAGCTCCGACCCGGAAGCTGGCTTCTTGCTCTTTGTGTTCAATGCAGCCGAACGGCTCTTGCTTGGGGCGTTCCTCGCGCCAGTTTTCCAGCGAAGCCTGAACAGCGGCAGCGGTGTTCTCGTCGCAGTTGACGGTCAACTCAATTGAGCCTTTGCGGAAGCCTGCGCAAATGGTTGAGGTGCCAGCAGGCATCCACATGAACTCAACTTGCTCGCCGGGTGACCACGGCTTGTCGGCGGCCAGAACCGAGCCAGCGGCAGAGTGGGAGCGGCAGTGGATGACTTCGGTAGAGGTGGCGTCAGAGGCTTTGGCTTTATCGCCTGATTCTTCAGCGTGTTCGAGTAGGCATTTTTCGTGAACGGCTTGAAGTTTTTCGTTTCCTTTTGCTTCTTCCATTGAGGCTAAGTGTTCAAGTCCAGCTTTGTGGTGGTCGTCTGATTTTCCCGTCTTCCAAGCCTTAACGCTAGCGAGATGCGCCCGCTTTCCGGTCAGGCTTTCAGTTTGCGCCATTTCGCTCAAATGGAAGCCGCGCCGCTCTACCCACCCCTTCTTCGCCCCTTCGCTCGTGCCAGCCGCCCGGACTACGTCGCTGGATTCGGTGGAGGTGGCTTTGTTCGCGCCGGATTGCTTGTCGTGAAACTCGGCCATTGAAATATGATGTTCAGATTTCTCTGCATGGCTGTCAGACCTTGCTCCGCTCGTGCTGATTGACAGCTCAGAATGGTGGTCTGCTGCAATTCCATGAAGGTCGGCTGCTGCTTTGTGGTCCGACGCCAAACCGGATGACTTCGCCTTCTTGCTTGCTGCGGCTGCGGCTCGTGCTGCGTCGCTCCAGGCTGCTTGAATTGTTTCGCTCATAATCTTATTTCGCTCCGAAGCCACTTTGTTTCTGCGCCGGGATGAAAAACGACGCCCCGCCGCGTGGCTGTTCTTGCTTGATTGCGCTGACGATCTCTTGTGATTGAGTTACGCCCACGGGTTGTTCTGCGACCGAACTCTCTTCGGGCGTCACGGTCTCCGCCGTGTCTGTGGGCGATGGCACTTCTGGTGCGCTCACCTCCGTGGGCGTGCCCGCTGGCGCAACGCTGACCGAAGTCGCGGTTGGCTCATTGCGGGAAAATGTTTTGTTCTTTTTGCTCATATCAGAATTGTTCAATCCTCACAGTTCTCAGCGAGCCGTATTTGCTTTTTGCGTGATCGTCTTCAAGCTTCTTTTTGTGGCTCCTGGCTTTGTTGAGGGCATTTTCAGCAGCCCCGCCGGGGTCTGTTGTGAAAGTTTTCTTGTGCTCGTTGTAATCCCTGTCCGTCCAGATCACATGCGCTCCGCTTGCGTTCTTGTTTCCAATCGGCGCGCCAGCCTTGACGCACGCTCCTTGGCGTTGGGCTTTGATGTAGATGGCTTCGAGTGTTGCGTTCATGTCAAAACTTGATTCGGTTGTTCAACTGCTCAACGGCTTCTTCTACCGCCGTGACTTCGCCGTTCTTGTGCGGAGCGTTCTCAGCGGCGGTAAGCTTGGCTTCGAGCTCAGCCAGCTCTTCGTCGGTGGCGTGCACCAAGGCGTCGCGGAGGCTAAGGTCGGTGGCTTTGGCTGGCTCGTCCGGCTCGCTTGTGAGCATCGGCAGAACCTCGTTTGGGTTAAGATTGTGCTTCTTAATCAAGCGGTGCATCTTTGCGCTCGCCATTCCTATCTTGACGTTCTGGCTGTGTGGTCTGTCGTAATGCCCTTCTCCCCATCTGCCGAGTTTAAGCCATGCCCTGTAAGCGTCGCGAACCTCTCCGTGCTTCGCGTTGTCCCACTGATTGTGCCCTTCCGGGTTGTTCGCCCGCACTACATTGACCTTCACAGCCTGACTGCTTCTCACGCCACCGCCGAACACCGCGCTGATCGCGTCGTTCTTGGCCGTGGGCAAGTCAACGCCGTCGGCTTGTCCGGCGTAGGCCGTTTCAACAATCCGAGCTACTAGTTCAGGCGTTACTTTCATGACAAAATCAACATGAGCTCTTCGTCGTTCAGGCGGTCAAAGTTCTGACGTCCAGAACCGCCGCCCGTCGCGCTGGCCGCAACTGCGACCCCCGCGCTGTTATGATATCTCTTCTGCGCCCCTTTGGCTTGGCTTATCGAACTCTTCGCCACCGCACGGCCTGTTCCGGTGATGGTCTTTCTCGCCGGTAGCGATTCCGGCATGCCGTAGAACCTTACCCCGGCCAGCGTGCCGAGAGGGTTGACCGGTATCAGCTCCAACCCGAGTGCATAGCCGGTCGCCGCGCTCCCAATTGCCGATTGCGCTCCGCTGAATGCCTCAAGGGCAACAGCCGATGATGTCGCAGCACTTCCCGTCGCCACTCCAGTTCCTGTGGTGGAAGAGCTTCCGGACAATGTTTTGAGAATTAAACTCATGGTTTAGACGAAATATCCAATGAAAGTAACGCCGCCACGAATCGCGCCTGAGCTTGTGGAAGTTCCGATTGCGCGGATGATGCAGTGCAGGATTTCGCCGGGATTCACCGGGATAGGCGCGTTTGAAAAGTCGCGTTGAAAACCCGCAACCACAGTTCCAGCGGCAGCCGTGGCAGCGAAGCCTTGAACGCCTAGCGGATACTTGCGCGAAATCTTGGTTGTGCCAGTGGCAAACGAGGCCGATTCAGTAGTTGCCAAGGTTGCGGCAGTGCTGCCGAATCCGATTGCGTAACAGATGGCAATCGGGCCTCCGGCTAACACCGTTGCGACTAAAGCCTCGGAAACGATAATGCCAGTGCACATGAAGATTTTTCCGGGCGCGAGGATTGTCGCCGCCGGGTTAGACCACGCAAACAAAGGATAGTCAGACTCGCCAGCGGTGATTGCCGCAGGAAGCAGGAACAAGCCGCCAAGCGTATTCGTTGCGGGTGCAGTGCTGGCTGTCAGCGTGACAGCACTTGGAGCAGCACCTAGAGCGTAAGTCGAAAGCTGCCCAACAGATGCAGTGCCGCCGTTTTGGATTTGCAATGAGCCGCCCTGACGAGCCGCCAGGGTCTGAACCGGGTATTGTGGCAAATCACCTAGCTGGACGCTGTAATCGTAAAAGCGAAGCGAGAACGCAGCACTGGCCGCCGTGCCGCCGATGGCGTGACGTATCTGCATCGGCAAGCTACTCGATTGAAACGGTTGACCAACGCCAACGGGAGTTGTGGTCGTCGCATACAGGACATCATCAATCCAGAACTCGACTTTGCGCTCCGTGATGGCGATTACAAATTGATAAACCTGATTGATTGTCGGAGAGAAAGGCGTGACTCCATCTGTGGTAAATGCGCTTGTGAGCGTTTCTGATCCGTTATTGACCACGCCAAAGACACCAGCCGATGTGATTCGGAAATAAACACCGTCCGCAGGCACATAGGGCGACGTGTCCGGGCCGGTTGTGATGAACATCCCAAAATCAACAGTGCTATTAGTGGCACGCGCAGCCGTGATAGCGGCTGAAAACTCGACTGTCAGCGGAGTCTGTTGACCCAGCAAAGAGAATGTCTGCCACGAACGGAAAGCCGCAGCGGTGTTGATCGTGGTGATGCCGCCATTGTTCGTCTGAAGGCTGCCAGAGTTCTGCGACATCGTGAGCGTCGTGAACACATAGCGATAGCGTCCGGTGTTCTGAGATGTGTAGCTGAATGTGTCCGAATCAAGCAACACGTCTTGCCCGACGCGCAAGCGGTAGTCGCCAGACACCTCGGGCGACAGCAATGAAGCCACGCCAGTGACTGCGCCGGGGTCGCTCTCGCTGAACAATCGCACCGCGCCTACGTTGCCGGGATTGCTTGCGACGTTCGTTTCACCGACAACCTTTAGCTGGTTCGATGAATTGACCTCGGCGACATTGCCGCTCGTATTGCCTTCTAATCTTATTCCTGCCATATCATATTGCTTCAGTCATTAAGCCCACACCCAATTTACGTTAATCGTCCCAGTCAACCTCAGCTCTGTTGTGCCCGTAATCGTGAATCCAACCCCGTTGCTGATCGTGTGTGCAAGCAAACCGAGATTCGTCGTCATCAACTTGATCTCCTCCAAGTTGTGAGTGGCCGTCGCCACCGGACTCAACCACGCCTCAGCATACGAACTGCCATCGATGCCAGTCTGGCCTGTCACGGCCACCGACACCTGATTCGTCCCCGGCGTACTTCCAAAGTCTAAGATTGCTGATCCAGCTGCGCTCATTGCGGCAGGGTGTATGTGAACGACGTCACTTGCGTTATTGCCCCGGATGAAATTGCAACGCTGTTGAGGTTCAGGTCAGCACCGCTGACTCCAACTTCACCGTCCCACAAAGCTGTTGCTCCGTCGCTTTTCAGCAGCCGGTAGTAGCCCGCTGTTCCGCTCGCGTCGTTGCTGCTGTCTTGAGTGATTGCCGCTGCGGTTATTACGCCACCAGAAGCAGCACCGAACGCCGTTGCATTCATTATCAATTCAGCCAACAGCGTTCCACTTGCAGCAGTTTCGGGTGTCGCAGGTTGTGCGCCTGAATAAATGCGAAGCCTCCCGCTGTTTGCCAGTGGCGCGATTGCGTCCAGTGCTGCATTGCGAGAGACGATTGATGTTCTGATGTTGTTTGCCATTGCTAGCTCTCTTCAATTACAGCCTCAAGCCTGCCCTGCTCGTCGCGGACGACGCGCTTCGTAACAGTTCTTCCAGCCTCGGCTTTCAAGGTGATGTTGATCGGTTGAGCCTCCACAGGCTCTGAAGCCGCAACAGTGATGTTGATGGGCTGCTCTTGACGTTCGGGCAAATTGACCACCGGCGATTCTTGCCTGATGTTGATGTTTGGAGGAGCGACATTGATCACATTCGGCGTTGGCGGAACAGGCAGGAGGTCGTCTCCGCAGCGGCTGGCGGCAATTGAAAGTTCGCTCAAGCTGTTAGCGTAGCCGCCAATAGCTTTGACTCTCTCGCTGGCTTGAACTTGCTGCTGCCCTTGCTGCGCTTCGCCCTGAAGTTCCATCTGGACTTCGGCCTGCTTGACCTGCTGGCCAAGCTGCTCGTTGAACTTGTCCTCCTTGGTCATGGCGGCCTCCTGAATCATCAGCTCGCCACGGACCAGCACCACTTCGCCCTCGTCCGGCTGGGTGAATCCGATCTTCTTGTAAAACTCATCTGCCCTGACAGGCAGTCCGCTGCTGCTGATTGCTGACGCCAGCATGCCCACCTGCTCGGTTTTGAGCGGCTTGGTAGTGTCAGGCGCAATCTCTGGACATTCGTCATCGTTGCCGTAGTTCCGTCGCAGCACCGCACGGGCAAATTGTCTGAGCGGGTTGCGCGCCAGCCAATTGGCCACGCCCATGATCCGCTCGGCTTTGACGTTCTCGTGTGAGTCATCGTTGCCGAGTTGACCAGGAACCGCCGTGGTCGTCCCCTTTTGGCCGAGCAGGAGGAACAGACAGGCTTCGTCGGCTTTCTCCTCGAGGACGCGCTGCGGGTTCTCCTTGCCCAAACTGGACGGCTGATGAATGACCGCTGTCGTTCCTTCGGGGTGAATCAAGCGGCGTTGTGCGCCTGCCGTCTTGAGCATCTCGTTGAGCTTCTCAAGCTCGCCGTTTGGTCCGGTGCTGACCGTGCCCGGCTTGTAGGTGATGTCAATGAACGGGCTGCCGTATTGCTTGGCCGTGTTCAGCATCCACTCGTTGTTGAACTGGCGAGCCGACCAATACCAGACGAGCGGACGCATGAAACCCGCCCCAAGTGAACTGCCAGCTTTGCTTATGAACTGCGCACAAACAAACTTGTCGGGGTCAGGGTTGATGCCCTTGCCCGCGTTGTTGTTTTGGGGCGAGATGCGGTTCCCGTCGTCATTGTAGAGAGCGATTGAGCCAGCAGTTGAGAAGGTGTAGTGACGGGGATGAACCCACGCCGAGGACACCGGCAGCCACTCTTTGCCGTGCTCGCTGGAGACTTTCGTCTTCCAGAGCAATTCGACCAAGCTCAGGCCATTCAGCATACCGTCGCACAACGCGTAGGCCATACCGCTGAATCCCTTTTCGTCGTTGAAAGAATCTGGAGCCATGCTGCGTATTGCCCGGCTGACCAAGTCGGCCTTCTCAATTGCTTTCTTTGACGGCTTCTTTCCCTCTTCGGCGCAAGGATGAACGGCGTACCGCATGTATGACGCGGCTTCGCAAAGCTGGTGGCTGGCCATCCGGAACGTCGGCCAAGTATCAAGCATCAGCTGGCAAAGGTTGTATTGCTGAAACAAGTCACCAGCCAGCGCGGCTCGCAGCATTTGAAGGCATTGCTGCGGCGTGAGCTTGTTCGGCATCGTCCAAAAGAAAGCCTCACGCGGGTCGTTGCGGATGATGCGGTCGCTGTTGCTCAAGGTTTCAATGCCTGTATTGTCAATCGGAAAGAGAACGCCGTTCGTCACAGGTTGTGACGGAAGCGTGTTTGACATCGGCATGCGGCTGGCAGCTGAAACGGGCAATTGAGAAAGGAAAACGCCCGCAGGAGCGTTCCTGCGAGCTTCTTGAATGTTTGAGCCTGTTGGCTGGCTAATCACTTCACAGGAAGTGAATCATCTTTTCAAAAAGTGTAAACGAACGAAATACCTGGGTCATTGTTTCTTCCACGGTATCTTGGCCTTGAGATGGGCGTGATGGTTGAGCAACTCTCTGGCCGTGTGGCTCACCTTGCCGACCCCGAATACAGACATCCAGAGCGATTTCTCTGAAACCGTGCATCCTACTTCGATAGCTTCTGACGACTTCTCCCAGCCGTTTGGCTGCGTCAGCGGTGGCTTTCTTGTTCTCAATTGCTTTGTCCTTTCCATTTGAACTTCTGCTTTCCGTCTTTAGGCCTTCCGAAAACCTTGTATTTGTGATCAAGGAAGCGGTGCGCTACTGCGCAGTAGGCAGAGACAATCAAGATGTCGCCCTTTGTTCCTGAGCGTGCAATCTCAGCCGTCCCTCCGTCAAGTGGTCCTCCGAGCAGGTCTGCTTTCATTTATTTTTCAAACCAGTCAATTTAATAGATTTCTCCAATCATAAAACAGGCTTTCGGGTGACCTGAATGTCAATTCCTTCTCCTTCTTCAAGCCTAAATTCCTCGAAAGGATTAAAAGGGAAACCCCGAGAGCCTTAAATTGTTCACGTCCTAACCTCCCACAACCGGCAGCCGCCACCCTGCTCAGGAACGACTGGCCACGCTGCCAGGTTGTCGTAGGGCGTTCTGATCTGAGGAGGATTGGCGTGACAGCGATGAACGCCGTTGCTCTCTCTGAGCGACCAGCGGCATGTTGAGCACGGCTCTCTGCTGACTGATGATCCTTGATTCATAAAAGGCTTTTGATTTTTGCTCACTTTTTTCCTTTATCAATTTCAGCCATCTTGGCCTCAATTGCTTTTAGAGTGACCGACTCGAAAGGTTTTCGGTCTTCGTATTTTCGGCTGCCCGGGACACCTTTTAAGACTGGATCTTTGAACCCGCTAGCCGTTGCTCTCGGTGCATATTTACTTCTTTTTGGTTTATTCATAATTCTCGTCAGTTGCGTCAATGTTACTATTGTAAACGTCAATCGCCTCACCCGCTAGCCGCTGGTAGCCCGTTGTAGCCACTTGAATGTCTTGCCCGCTCCAAGCTCCCGTCGGGACTCGCAACGCTTCTAATGCCCCAGCGGCGGCGTCGGCTTGGTCGTTCTTTTCGTCCTCGCCTTTGCAGCCTTCAAGCTCGTCAACGAAATCCTGGTTCCACTTCCCTTTCACGATGAACACCCGTCCGTGTTCCGCAGCAGCGGAAAGCGGCGACCAGCGGAGCAGTTTCTTCTTTGAGCTTGGAACGCCGCTGAAGTCGTAACCAACGAGGACATTGCGGGCGTAGTGGCCTTCGTCGCCGCTCAAGCTCTTGCCGCTTGCTCCGCCTTCCTGCTCCATTCTGACCATAACCGATGGCCCATCAAGTGCGGCTGTCGCTTTGATTGTCTGCTCGTTCGTCAGTGGCGACCCCTGGAAGTGGACGCAATCAGCGATATAGATGTTGCCGCCAACTTCGCCCAGCTTGACTCCCGCCGTCCAGTCGGGGTCTTTCCCAGGAGCAGGGGCAGTGGCTGCCAAATCCCAATAGCGGCACCAATTGAAGATTCCGGGCGGTGGCTGGTCAACAAACTTCCACCACTCGCGCTTGAAGATGTTGCCAGCGACGGCGATCTTCCAGTTCCCGCCGAGCAACCTCTCACGGTCAACCATCGGCAACGCCATCAGGTTCGCGAGGTATCCAGGGTCTTTCCGCATGAGCACCTGATTGTCATCCAGCTTGCTGAGGATGAACGTCAGGCTCTTTGGTTCGCTCTCTGGGTGCTTGGCCTTGGCTTCGAACTTTGTATTGAACCAACGCAGCCCGTCACCGATGCGGACAAACCAGCGGACTTTGCCGCTTCTCTCAGGAATGGCGTAACCGGTTTCTTCATCCCACCACCAACTGATCAGCTTGGCCAACCATCCGGGCTGTGGATTGCAGCTTGCCCGGATGTAGGGGCGAACACCGCACGTTGAGCGGCTGCGGCTGAGGAGGTAGAAGAATTGTTTCTCTGTGAAGGACTCAAGTTGATCAAACTCAATCAGCGGTATCTGTGCGCCGTCATAATCGTAACGGCTCTGCTCGTTCTCCATGCTGCGGAATTGAACAGTGCTGCCGCTTGGGAACGTCCACCGCAATGCGCCTTTGGTTCCGGTTGCTCCAGCGTAAGGGTAGATGGCTTCGCTTTCATCCCACAGCCCGCCTTCGAGAGTGATCTGGGGGTATGTCCGACGGAACACGATCGCGCCGAAGTTTGGATTGCCGATATGATAGAGCGGTTCGTAGAGCAAGCTCCAAGTCTTCCCACCTCCCGCCGCTCCGCCAAAGATCGTGATGTCGGCGGTGCTTTTCAGGAATTGTTCCTGCTTGGCTTGTGGCGTGAACTTTACCTCTTCGCTCAATGCCCTGCCTTTCCATTCCCGTTCGGCAGCCCGTTGCTCAGGTGCTTGGCGTGGCCGTTGCTGGTGACGTCTATGATCGTGTCAGTCAGCTCTTCCTTCCGGGGCTGGATGAACACCACTGTCGGAGCAATCACCGTCGTGCCGGCCACTGGGTTTCCATCCGCATCGCTGACCCTGACCGAATCACGCCGGGCGAACTGTTCCGGGTTACGTCGCTCCAGTGCCCATGCATCTGCCTGCCAGCTGCCTTTCACTCCTGCCTTTTCTATCCTCGCCATCCGGCGTGCAATTCCTAACGCTTCGCCCTTTTCTATGGCTTTTCTGAATTTTTCCTCCAGTTTGCCGTCTCGGCTTTTCCAAATGCTTATCGTTGTAGCATTTACGTTCAGAATAGTAGCAATCTGACGCTGTGTCATGCCTTGCGCTGCGAGCTGCTCCGTTCTCTTGATAAACTTCGGCGTTAGAAGTGATCCTCTTCCACCGCGACCGCCTCTCACCTTATTCCGGCGCTCGCGAGTATCCTTCGGCTTCCCTGGAAGAGGACCTTTTGGCTTCTTTTGGTTGGTTGATGGCTCGCTGCTGCTCAACTTAATTGGCCTTTCTTTAGCTTAGAATGGCTCGCCATGGCTTCTTTATGATTTAGGTGCGGTTTCATGTGGCTTGCTCGCTCCGTCGTCTCCTAGGGCTGTCTTGCAGCTTCCTGCAAGGTAACCTGCTGCCTCTTTCAGCTTTTGACTGATCTCCGGAGAAGCAGACGCTACCCCTTCGATCAAACCCCTTGCAAAGCTGATGATTTTTACTTCATTTAGCCGATGTTCCCAACTGCAAGCGTAATGAGAGCCGATTGGAAGGTCAATCACCTCAATTGAAGTCGGAACCATTGTAGCAAGCGGCCTTCCGTCCAATACCAAGCAGCATCTCTCAGCTGCCTCTGTCAGCGAGTATTCTGCAGCCTCGCTTCTTGAGTCTGAGCATTTCAGCGGACTTCCCTTCTTCAGCCAACCGCTCGACTTCGGGTCTGTAATCCAGATGTTGAATTTTCGATTCATGACTGGCAGCGTTTGATTGTTTTACTTCCAGGACGCCGTCCAAGCGTGTGAGCTGGAACGGGGTGATCGAGAACTGGGAGGCTGAGCAAGATGAACTCAGCCTCTTTGCTGATTGGTATCTCTCCGCGTTCGCGTTTGTTGATCGTTGTGGGATGAACTCCAACCCTTGGAGCGATGTCAATAACCGTCCCTCTGGCCAACCTAGCCTTCCGGTATTGGTTTGATGTCATTGTTCTTGTCTTTGATGATTGTTTCATATTTCTTCAACTGTGTCCACTACGACAGCACTTCTTGAGATTTCCACTGGCTGCCTTCTTTCCACACTAACTTCCACCGCACGTCCGGCCACTGGGCTGCTGCGACCTTGATCACAAGCATCGCCCTCGCCATGTTCTTCATTTGCTTTGGCCCTTTGCACTCCCATGCCGTTTCGAATCCGTTGACGTTTGCTGTGATGTCTGGTTTATACCAAGCACCGTTCGCGATCTTGTATCGCTTGGCCTGAGCCCTGAGCGTCGGCTCATTGCAAAGCTCAGCCTTGAGGTAATTGAAGAAGCTCTGCTCAAGTTTGTTCATGAGCGGCTTCTCGTCTTGTCGCAGCCGCTTTCCCGACGTGACGACATTCACAGTCGCGGGATTCGAGAACACGCTGCTTCCTTTCAGGCCAGCTTCTGGAACTGCAAACAGATGCGGATTCAACTTTCGAGTTGACTCGCTCATGCTGGCGATAGCCCTTTCTGATGCTTTGTTAGGCATGGGCGTATTTCTGAGAGCGAACTCGTTTCATTTTCTCTGCGGTCCATTGACTTTTTTTCGGGTCGGGTAACCGATCAACCATCGACTCGTTCGATTCTGGAATGTAATCAATAGATTCGGCAACAGCTTTCGGAACTAACTTGGTTGAATCAAGTCGCTGCCTGATTTGGCAAGCCAGCGAGTAGTCCATTGTGTCAATGATGTCAAGCGCTCCTGTTCCGGTGCACGCGATTCGAAGCATTTCAAGGTCTGTCAAGTTTTTCATTTTGGTATTGGGTTAGGCTAGCCGCATTGGTGAAACGATGTAAAGGAACGGCCCTTCGTTTTTGATCACGAGCGGGCTTATCTCGTCGTTGATCTCCAAAGAAACGTCCTTATCGGAAAGAGCGTTCAAGGCGTCGGTGATGTATTTAGGGTTGAAAGCGATTGAAAAGTCTTTCTCTTTGTATTTCAGCTCCATGCTCTCCGTCGCATCGCCAACCTCTGGAGAGTTTGAAGTTATGGTCAGGAGGTTGTTCGTGAATACAAGCTTCACAGACTGCCACTTTTCGCTCGTCATGATTGACACCCGCCGCAAGGCTCCAGAGAACTCTTCTCGAGGAACAGAGATTTTCATGCTATAGCTTTTTGGGATGATCTGATTGATGTCCGGGTATGCTCCTTCGATCAACTTTGTGTAAACTGAAACGTTCCCGATGGTGAACTTTGCAGAATTATCTCCAAACTCCGCAATCGCTTTTCCTTCATCTCCAAGAAGTCGGCAAATGACCATCGCCGCTTTAGATGGAATGATAATTTTCACCCGCTCGGATATTTCACCGTCGACGCTGTTCAAAGCCAAGCGCCTGCCGTCCGCCGCAACGGCTTTGATCAGTTTTCCATCCGCTTCAATCATTGTCCCGCAAAGAACATATCGAGACGCTTCTTCAGACATGGCAAACATCACTTGACTGAAGACTTTTTTGATTGCGGACTGATCTACTGAAACCTTTTTCGGATTGACAATAGCTTGGAACAGTGGGAACTCAGACGATGCGATTCCTCTGAGGTTATACTTCGACGGCCCGCTTTTGATGCAGCAGACATTGTTTTCGTCAACCTCGATCTTCACGTCGTCTCCGATGATCTCCCTTGAAGCAGCTGAAAGCCGGAACTCTGAAACTGTTACGGAGCCTTCTTTCTCCACCGCGGCTGGAACCTCGCAAGAGACCATCAAGTCCAGATTCGTAGCTGTTATTTTCAAGCTGCTTCCAGACGCTTGAATGAGAAGGTTCGCCAGAACAGGCATGGCCGTCTTGCTTGCGACCACGCCGTCAACTGCCTGGATTGCCTTTAGGAGGTTTTCTTTTTTGATTGTTGTTTTCATTTGAATTTTTCTACATTAGAACCATTTGATTGTTGCTTCCTGCACCGTTAGCAAGCTGAGCGAAGCTCCACAGTCTCGCCGTTGATTTCTTACTTCGCTTCTTTCTTACAAGCAGCCCTTTTTCTGTCATTTCAAAAACGAACATTTTTGACTTCACATCCTTCGAATCGGCCACGACCGAAACGCTTGCGACGATACGGCCGCGAACTCTCTTAGCCCACTGGTCGCGAGGCTTTGTGATCATTTTAATCCCAGGGAAGATTTCATGCTTTCATAATCTGTCATTGCCATTTTGTGAATATCTTGCCAGATAGTTTCATTGCGCTCGAAGTTAGGCGCTTCATCATTGAGATTCTTCCAGACATTGCTCTGGCGAGAATGCCTTACAAGTGGTCCGTTGAGGTTGAAGCACTTCCCTTCAGAGTACGCTTTTTTCTGCCAGAGAAATCCTTGCCAAATATCGTCGAACCGAGGAACGTCTATGAACTTACACCACGGGAACTCGCTCACCCGAAACGCCAAGTTCATCCCGCACAGTGGAAAATGCTTTCCGTACATCGCTTTGCGGCTGAACTCCATCGGCTTGGTTGCTCCGTGAACAAGCTGCCCTGGAGCGTCATAGTCTCCGATGTGAGACCAGAAGCCCATGGAAGCAGCGACCGGCATCGCGATCGTCCTGTTGAAATACGGAGTCCCTCTGCTTGGAGGACTTGTCACGCACTCAAACATATCAACGTGCTGATCTTTTAAGGCGCTTTCGTGGTCCGCCATGAACTGTTCTATGGATTGACCTTCATGAGGAAAGCAATCGTCGTCTAGGACGATAATGCTGTCGGCTCCAGTGTGGATTGCAGCTTGGATTCCCCTGTTCTTTGTTACCGCGCACCCTTCGCGAGCAGTGTCGAGTTGAAAAACAAACCTTGTGTCAAGGTCGCTGACATTCCAAGCTTTGAGGAAAGCTTTAATTTGGTCGTGGTTGTACCACGGAACTACTATCTTTGTGATCATACTTTTCTGTGTTCTTCTCTGATGATTTTGGCCGCGCATCGCGCCCAGTTAATGTTGTGATGAAGTCTTCGGTGAGACTTTCCTATAAGTATTGAAACCTTTACAAACGACGGGTTGAGCATAACTGACAGGAACGATTTCACGTGAGTGCCGTATTGCTTATAGATCGCCGTCATGCCTCCGGTCGTTTGCGTCACCGGCTGCTGGAGGCGATACTGCATGAGGTTGATCATGAAATAGCCTTTGATTTGGAGTGAAGTATAGGCATTGACGTCTTCGTTCATGCAGCCGACGAATCGAATTCTCCGGTCTACAGAACAAAGCCAGCTGTTCATCGCTTTTCTCAGGCATCCAAAGTTCCACCGGCACTCCGGATTCTGCTTCGCCGGACCGCCAATGAAGTCTCCACCTTGCGCGAATGTAACCGCCAGGCAGTTCTCAGGAGTTGATTCAAAGAACCTCAGCATGTTATCAACGACCTTGTCGTATGATTGGATTTTGTTTACCAACTTGGTCGGCACATATTCCATCTTCGCATCGAAGGCAAAGTAGAAGCCGGTGTAGTCGTCGTCAAACTGTTGGAAGTATTTCAGCCCGAGGTTCTCCGCAATGTCGAAGCAGGCGTTGCGAGCGAACATAATGACTTTGGTTATGGCCAACCCCATTCTGTCCGACTTCTCAACGTAGTCACTCTTCTTGAAGATCACACACTTGTCTCCAAACTTCTCTTTGTATTTGTCAGCCGTCGGGTCGTCGTCACCGACCACGATGAACCACTTCCCAGTGTAGTTGCTTTTGATAAGGCTGTTCAACGTCTTCACGTTGTCAGGCCGGCCGTAAGACATGATCAAGATTGCAAAATCTTCTCTCATGGGTGCTCGCTTGTGTAGTGGGCGGTGATGTCTTCGCTCATTCTTACAAATCCAAGTTCGACGGCCTTGTTGAAGTCTACAATCACAAGGCCGGATTCCTCCATCAGCCTTTGAACCTGAGGACTTGCATGCGAATAGTAGTCAGCGATCAAGTCGAAGTTGAATCCATTGTGGCGCTGAGCCGCCATGATCAAAAATTCTTTTTCGGGCTGGCTTGCGTTCGACTTTTCAATGGCGAGCTCAAGTTCCAAGGTTTTGTTTCTGTCAACAAGTTCTACCAAGTGCGGCTTGCGCTTTGATGGTTCGTAAATGAGGTTTTTGGCGGTCGTCTTGCTGTAGATCGTTTCAGGAGCAGCAAGCCTCTGATCGTCTATGAAAAGTGATGCTTGTTTCATTTTTTCAATTCTTCGATTTGCTGCTTGGTGAGAACTGCCCCAACCATTTTTCCACTCTTGCCAAGTCGGATGTTTTGACGGGCAGTAGCTTCGGAGATTTCGAGGCCGCTCTTTGTGATAAATGCTGCGAACTGCTCGTATGTTACTCCAGCCGCTCCAGCTGTCATTGCGACTCGGCAGATAGAGCTTCCAAAAAGAGCGTTTGACCTCGAAGGCTTGGCTGACTTTTCCGCCTTGCTTGCGACAGGAGCGTCGGCGCGAGTTTTGAATACTTCCTGTTCTGATTTTTTTGATTTGTCTGTTTTTGTTTTCACGGTTTCGATGTGTGGTGTTTCTGTTTCGTCGCTGGTTTCGGTCTCCGGCAGCGGCGACTTGCGCTGCGAGAGAAAGTGAACTAGATTTTCAGCCCGCTCTTTTTCGTTAAGGCGGACGAGCTGGTGACAGACACAGTCTCTGAAGAAGAACTCGCTGAGCCAGCGGTCGTCCTGCCAGACGTTGCCGTCCAGATCGCCAAGGACGCAACCGTCAGCAGTGACTTGGAACACGGTGCAGAACCCTCCTTCGTAGCAGAGCATGTCGCCGCACTCGGCTTTTATCTTGTCCTTGTGCTTGCCGCTTTTGGCTTCGGCCTGCTCTGCAAGAAAGTCGGCCACCCCGGCTTCGCCACGCCGCTCGAACAAACGGTCACGGCTGATGTCAACGTTGATGCCGTTGTCAAGCGCGTGCGGGCGTCGCCCTTTGAACTCCGTCACCGGCTTGATGTTTGCCCGGTCGCCCTTGATTGACATGACGATGACCAGACCGCCGTCAATCTGTACTACGTCGCCGATTTGCGCATTCATTTCGTTTCCTCCAGTTTTGGGCCAGTCCAAGTTAGGACGTGCCCAGCCTCCTCAACCAGCCCGCAGTTCTTGAGCGTCTGGATGATCTTTTCGTAAGTTGCGAAATCCATGTGAGGCATGACGTTCGCGTAAAATGTTCCGCTCGGAACGCTGCCGAGCTGGCGGATGGCGTCAGCGAAGACGCGCACGGTGTCCAGCGCGGCTTTGACTTGTTCTTTGGTTGCTGTCATAATTTGAGATTTAGTTTGGCAGCCGCTCCGAACGAATCGGTGACGGCTGCCGCCCCTGCGAAGAATGCGACTCCTAAGAAGCAGGGGAAATTGGCTTGTTATTGCAGCAACCTCTCGGCTGCGACGCCTTTTTGGAACGCGCTGCGACACGCTTCTTTTTCTTCGTCTGTGAGTTGAGAGAATGACTCAACTCCGTCACGGAAGTAATAGGCTGATGAATCGAGATATTCACGTCGGGAGCTTCCGGGATTGGCTTGATGCTCCGCTCCAAATTGGCGAGCGGCGAAAATGCCGCGCTCTTTGCTTCGTGTTCCAATGTCCATGGTTTTAGTGAGTTAAGACTGCGCGTTGAAGTTCTGCGTTGTAGGCCGCCTGTGCGCTCGCCAGTGCAGCGAAGGCTGCGCTGCGCTCTGAGCGTGAGCTGTATTGGTAAACGTCTTGAGCTTGGTGAGCGGCAGCGAGCAGTTGGCGCAGCTTCAAGTCTTGCGCACTCAGTGTCGGCCATTCGCCCTGGGGAAGAACCAAGTTTCCGCTTTTATCTTTTGGATAGTTTTTCATTTGTCGCATTCTTTCTCGGCCTCGGACTCTTCGCCCTCAACCGTGATTAGATTAAAGCACAACGGTCCATGTCTGTAAACGGTTTTTTTGGAGTTATTTTTTTACCCCTGTAAACACTGTTCAATTTCGCGCTCTGTCGGCCCGGGACGACCCCAGTCGCCTTTCGAACACAGCCAGCCGCGCTTCCGGGCTTCGTCCATATTAGCGTGCACCCAGCGGTGGCCTTGCTTTGAAATCGCCATCCAAAACCTCTCGTCGAGCAACAGGCTGCCAGCTCGCCCTCTGAGGTGGTGAACCTCGTTGAGCTTATTTGAGCACGGCCATCCGTAAATGACGCTCTCACGCAGTTCGTCGATCTCATTTACGACCAGACACGTTTCGCCGCGAGCGATCGCAGCAGCGACGAACGCTCTGGCCTTGTCGCGGTATTCCTTGCCAGTGACTTGCCGCTTCTTTGAAATCGGCTTGATGAACTTTCGAATCTTGGCGAGCTTCTCCGGCTTCGTCATGGTCTTGATTGCTTGCGACGGAAAAGCAGCGAGCCATGGTGCAGGTTTCCCTTTCTTGATGTATCCTCGAAGACTCATAATTTTTCAAATACTTCGGTCA